GCTTCAAAATGTCTCATAACAGACCCTTCACTTTTCCACTCATCACCTAACACCTTTTCAGGCATAATACAATCAATATAATCCATGATAATCACGTCAATTTTAACACCATCAGCAATCATTTTTCTAACTTGATTCTTAATTTGTAACATGGTTAAAGAATCAGAGGGTAATTTTTTCAACACCAACTTATTCCTCATAGAATTTTGAATCTCGTGAATCTTTGCAAATACCTTTTCTTTGTGTAAAACGAGGTTGTCAGGTTCAATACCAGTCCACAATGTGAAATGTTTTCTTTGGATGATTTTCGGATTGTCCTCGAAGAAAACCTGAACGACATTAAAACCCATGTTGAATGCCGTGTTTGCAATTTTGGTGAGGATTGTTGTTTTACCCACACCAGTAGGTGCTAATATTACACCTATTTCACCTTTGGCTAAACCACCTTTCAAAAGATTGTCAATTCCTCTTATCCCAATTGGTATTGGAGATCTGAAATCTTCATCCAAGACAACATCAAGGTTAGCGAACACGTCCCCTGTTCCCATGTCTCTTTCTCCAACTTGGATTGCATCTCTAACAAGTTCTTCAACTTTATCGTAGGATTCGAAATCACCCTCATCAATGATTTTTTGTGCTTGTTTCATTGCCTTCTGTAACTCTTGTTGTTTACAGAACTTCAAAGCTTTTTCTTGTACAAAAACACTCCCATCGAATGGTGCGTCTTTCACTTGTTTGATGGTATCCAAGATAATTTTAAGAACCATCTCAGTAGAAATCTCGGATTTGGCAATCTGTTCTAACGTATCAAAAGTAGGTGTAGATTGATATTTTTGGAAATACTCCTTGATCATAGCAACAATCATTTTGAAATATTTGTTGTCAAAGTAAGATGTTTCCAAAACATCCATTATAGTTTGTGAAAAGTCTTTGTCTACTATAATCTGATTTACTAATTGAACCTGAAAAGTGTTACCTAAATAATCGAAATTTTTCTGCATATCTAATTCTCCTATACCCTGAATTTATAAATACTCAATAAACTAGCTCAACACCGCAGTAGTTGTGGTTTAATTCCGATTTTGAAAAAATGTCAGTCAGGTTTGAAAGAATTTCTTTTAAAAATGGTCGTACATCTACGGTATACCGAACTTTTGGTGGATAAAGTTTTCCATCAAAAATTCTATGACAAATTGTCTCATCACCGATTTTAACATACATGTGGAAATTTTCTGGTCCTTCGGTAAATGAAGTTTCCATAATTTTTGGATCGTGAACGATAGCCTCCTTGTTATCCAACATGTAAACAACTGTTTTCATCTTCAAGTAATTATGAAGCTTTTCTTTGACATCGTACATGAATTCATATAGGTCAGTAGACAGTCTAGCATCAGGGTTATAACCCCTAACATTGAAAAATCTTTGTACAACTATGTTTTCATTTAAGGTAAGTAAAAATTCCATCTTGACTTGTTCTTGGTCTTTCATTTTTTTAGTTTTTAGTTTTGCGTTTTTCTTTTCTTATTAGTTTCATGAATGGTTTCAAGAAGTTGACCCAAGCCTGATCGTTGGTAGGTAGGTACTTGAACAATCCGTCCTCCATCATGTATTTCATTAGATTCTTATACCCTCTGTCTGTGGGGTCTAGTTCTTCTGTGTGAACGGATAAAACTATGTTTTTTCCGTCTTCAGTGATTAATGGATTTTTGAGGTCCACAATCATTTTGTTTATTTGGTAGTATTGTTCTCCAAGTATACCACTTTTTGTTCTACCAGTCAAAATATTAGACAGTACTTTTGAAGGTTTTTCTTGTGGGATTTTTCGTGCAATATCCAGAATTTCTTCAATAGTGCATGATCTTTCCAACATTTTGGGGAAGAACTTCAACAAAGTTTTTTCACCCAACCCAAGAATTCCATCAATGTTATCTGATTTGTCTCCCATCAGAATTTTACAAACTAATACATTCTCATGAGGCACCTCGATGTCTTTAAATTTTATCTTCTGACCATATTTTACAATTGATTTGGTACCAGGAGAAAAAATTGAAACTTGTGGGGATAGTAATTGGGTGAGATCTTTGTCTGCCGAAAAAATGGTAATCACCTCATCGGTAGCAACCTTACAATAATAGGCAATCAAATCATCCGCTTCGTTGTCTTTTATTTCAACCTGTCGGACGAAAACTTCTTCCAAGTATTGTTTGACTCTTACCTTCTGTGTCAAATAAGATTCATACTTGTATTCGTTCATACTTGACCTACGATTTGCCTTATACTGAGGATATAAAGCCTTTCTTGTGGAAGAGTTTGAGTCTCCATCCCAGAACACAACCACTTTATCGTAGTCATACCCTTCCAAGAATCGTCTAATTGTATTAACGAAGTGGTATACCCCACCGATATGAGATCCGTCATTGTAGAGGTCCTTAACCCCGTGAAATCCTATTTTGAATAGGTTGTCCCCATCCACCAATAAAGTCTTAGTCACATTTTTAATTTACGGATAAATCATTCTTCTTTTTCTTCTGTCAATGTAAAATCACCTTCAGCCCCGATTATATCTTTCCAATAATCGGCATACTCTTTCTTGTACTTTTCGATTGAAGCTTTTTCTTCTGTAGTATCCTTACCCGCCAAGAATCCATGAGGTGTAATAATAATCCTTCCGTCATCATATCCCAGTCCGTTGATGTGGTTTTTCATAACTGAAACTTTGCTTCTAACGGCAAATTTCACAGTTCTTTTATCTTTAGTTGCGGTGATTTTTGTTGTACCAGCACCTTTCTGATTCCCGAATAAGAAAACCAATGATGAATTCAACCATACCGATTCTCCTCCTTTAGCTTTAATCTTAGGTTGACCAAATGGATTGTCAGGTAATTCGACCCATGGTTGATTGATGATGATAAGTGTATTTTCAAAGTCATTATCTGATTTTCTTGAACCTGATATTCTTTGATTGATACCCATACCAATCTTGTCTGATAAGACTGAAGCATTGTGTTGTTTACCACCTTTTCCTTCGAATGTCATCTTACAAGGTACCGAACCTACTGAGTCCCAAATGAAACACAAACTATAATTCAATTCGCCATTTTCTTGTGCGTCTAACAGTTGGTTGATGTAGTCTGTGATTTGTTCTATGTAGCTAAAGTTGTTGTTGAATAGGAAAAAACCATCCCAATCCATTTCACCTGTATCTGTATCTACTACCTCTTCACACTGAAATCCCATAAGTTTCGCGTGATCAAAACTCCATTTCTGTTCGGTGATAATGAACACGGGTAAAATCTCTTTTTTCTGAGAATCGACCGCCGCTTTGATTGCCGCTGTAGTTTTACCAGTATCTGAGTGACCCAAGAACATATTGATATGTCCGATCGCAGGACCAGGAAGTCCAACCGCATCCAAGAAATCCCCACCTAAATCCAAAAACCTTTGAGGTTTATATTTTGCAGAAGTCGAAAACTTTTTCTTCAGATTACCAAAATCGTTTTTCTTAATTGCCATAGTATAAAAATGAAGGGCGGCTTTTGACCGCCCTTGTTGTTAAAAATTAGAATGGTAAGTCACCATCTGGTTCATCTTCTGATTGTGTATCGATGAATGAAGTTTTGCTACCACCCATAGATGTTGTAGATTCTTCATTGTTACCATAAACATATCCACCCTTTTCAGAGTCCCAACGAGGTACTTCACCACGTGCAATTGCTTCAAGGTACTCCACAGGTTTTTTAGAATACACATCTTGCCAAGTCAACTCATCAGATACCCACTGTTTCATAACATCTTTGTCCTCGTGTACAGGACTTGGGTCATCATACATGATTGTAGATACAGTCGTATACTCTTTACCTTTTGGTGTTTTTGATTTTGTTAACTCGATAATAAGATCACGTCCTTTATCACCATCGGTGATGTCTCCTTTGTTTCTCCAAATGGGGATAATTTTGTCAAGAATACCTTCGTTCTTGTAATTGTGTTTGAATCTCCAGAACTTTGGTCCCTCTTGCTCTTTATCACGATCAATTACTTTAACGATATAGAACTTACGAGATCTATATTGTTTTGCAAGATCTTTATCAGACTCCTTACCTGTAGAGATAAGTTCTTCATAAACTTCGTTCAAAGGTGAACGTTCGTTGTCATTTTTTCCTGGATCGTAGAACTTTTGCCACTTTCCACCCACTTGGATTTCGTGATACCACGCTTCTTTGAAAGGTGATGATCCGTCAGGTGTGGGGAGAATTCTGATTTTTCTCTGACCTGAACTTTCTTTTTCTTCAAGAATGAGAGCGAAGTATTTCTTCATTCTTTCTTCTTGTGACATTTTTGATTGGCCTCCGCCCGATGATTGTTTGTTTTTTTCATACTGTGCCAATACGGCGTCTAATGCATTCATGATTACTCTGTTTTAAAATGTTGATTAATGTAAATAAAATATAATCAAAGATTACCTATTCGTCAAATAAAAAAAGGGATCAGTTTCCTGATCCCCTTTTTCGTATTTTAATTTAATAACCGAAATCTTTGACGTTGTTTGGTTTGGGTTGAAAGGTGTCTTTAATCTCTGATGGATTAATATCTGTAACATCATCAGGAGTAAGAACATAGTCTCTTTTACCTGTCAATTCCATTTCTTGTTCTTTTTCATCGAAAAACTGAGATAGTTTCTGATTGAATGG